TGATACTGAAGATATTCCAGATATGTTTATTGAAGGTGCTGTACTATATCCAACTCCACCACTAGTCACATCAATCTTGACAACTCCATATTTAGTTGTTTCTATTGAACAAGTTGCTGCTGCACCTGTTCCCCCACCACCACTGATTGTTATTACTGGAGTTTGAGTATATCCTATGCCTGCATTTTTTAATAAAATTTTATCAACTGAATAAGATCCTCCCACTTTACGGATAGAAGCAGTTGCTGTTGCAATCGTTCCACCTGTAGATGGTTCACTTATTGATACCGTAGGTGCAGATTTATATCCATATCCATCATTGTTCAGATAAATTTTTGTAATATATCCAGTACCTATAGTCGCAGTTGCAGTTGCCGTAGACCCATAACCAATCAACTCAAGGGTAGTTATATAACCTTGATTTTCTATCTTTTCATCTATTTCATCAATAGAAGTATCAATAATCTCATCTTCATATTCAAATAGCTCACATTTTAACTCATAAACATAAGTTTTTCCTAGTTGATAAAAAGGTTGTTCGTGCTCTACAAATTTAACTTCAAACAATCTTCCTCCTAAAGGAAAATAAACTAAATCTCCTTCCCTTGGGCGGTTTGAAATTTCTATATCGTCCATATCATTTAGGAATGGAGTTATAAAGTCTTCAAATCGTTCTTTTGATATAATTAAAGTTAACTCATCCCTTAAACTCATTCCAAATTTTGTTAATATGTCTCCAGATCCACCATATCCTTCATATGTATTAATATAAGCTTCAAGTAAAAATGAATCATCAAATTTTGAAGAAGTCACTTCTTCTATTATAGTTTCTTTCCGAACAAATTTTCTAGGTATATAAGTTACATCTATACCATAGATTTTAAGTTGTTCATTTATTAAATCTTGAATTAATCTTTGTTCTCCGGGAGAACCATTTAGGAAAAAGGGATTAAGTGCCATTACCCAATAAAGTCATATGGTGGAAGTTCGTGTTCTAGAGTCATTACTTCTTTTAGTTTATCTAACTCTCTTTCGGCATCATCATACATTTCTCTACCATTTAACTCAACACCACCTGGAAGTTTAACACCTCTGAATTTAATTAGATTTTGACCCCACTGCTTTTTAATTAATGCAGTTAAGTATTTTTTCAAGAAGCTATCGTTATAAACTTTAGTAAAATCATTTGGATCTAAAATTCGATAACAATCTAAAATTATAAAATTTCCAGCAGCTTGTGATCCCCAATCAATATCAAGATACAGTCTATTTTGCCTCTTATTAAATCTTAATTGCTTATCTGTAGTTAATAAGAAATCAATATCTTCCAAATAAGATTTAACCATAGAATATTGTAATAATTCTACGGAGTTAAAATAATATAGGTCATTTAAGAATAATTGATATTTGATACTAAACATTCCACCAGAAATTGAACTAGTATCAAATTTAAAAACTTTTTCAACACCAATTACTGAATCTGGTATTTGTATATAATTTGAACTCTCATACCAATTAAAACTTAAATTAGTTGTAGAAGTTGCAGTACTAGTAACTATTCCTGGACCATTAGGAATTGCTGCTTTTCCTCTATTACGATCATCCTCAGTAATTTTATATTTCAAGTACATCCTTTCAACACCATCAAAGTGCCTTTCCTGGAAGTACTGGAGGGCGTCGTCTACCAAATCATCTATTTGGTCATCATCGACGTTAATCTCTAATACAGGGGCACCCAGGCGCCTTAGACAGTAATCTATGAGTTGTTGTCTAGATGCTGGTTTTGCCATATTCTACTCCTAGATTTATAGTGCAATTTATCTTGTAGATCCTTCTCTGACTAAAACCATTCCTTCAACAACTCTTTTCGTAATGCCATAATTATCAACTACGACTACATCATAAACATATCTTCCAGGTTTAAGACCTGAAGTTTGTGTAGTTGTTAATCCAACTCTTATTTGCCCATTTAATTCATCATAAATTTCAGCATTAAAAGATACATAATTTGAACTAGCAGAATGCTTTCTTAACTGGGATGTGACAGTGTATCCGGTTAAATTTAATGCTGAATCCGTATTAATATCTTCAAGATTGAAAATCTCAGAAAAATCTGCATTTTGATTAATAACAAGATTGGCTACATACGTTGCTGCCATTTATAAAAATATAAGTTAATCAAAAAATATTTATATTCAAATAGAACCAAGACTTCTCAGAGTTTCTTGTTGTTTTAAATACAATCGATAATATAATTTGGCAAAAAGTTTAGATTCATCAGCATCTAATTTATCAATAACTCTAGAATGTTTTTCATACTCAAATAAAGAATCAATTGAATGTAATTCAATATCACTTGGATCCATTTTTTCCATTAATAATCTCCTTTAGTAGTAATTTAATTTCATTAATATCTTCTTTTATCTGTTCAATCTCTTCTTTTTGTTTTTTTCTTTCACCCCTCATTTTAATATATTGAGAATGACCTATTGTATCAATATTAACAATAGCACCACTTTCCTCATCTCTATAAAGATTTTTATGCCCTTCTACTTGTATCATATTACGCTAAAGCAATTACTCTTAAATCTTTAAATTTAATTATAGAAGATTCATTTGTTGAGGACATTACTATTTTTATAGAAAATCCTACAAATGGATCTAAATTATCAGCTGTAAATTGATATTCTAAAAATTCACCTTCAGAACTTTCTTTAACTTTAGAATCTGGTAAACCATTATTTAAATATTGATCAATAACTACATCTCCAAATCCATCTCCATTTTCATCCTTTAAGTTATTATATCCTGGGAATAGTAAATATGCAGGATCAACTCCAGTTAAATCTGGTTTAAAAATCTTATAAAGAACTCTGAAATCAGAACCGAAAGGTCTACACGCCGAAACTAAAACTTTTAAACTAGTTGCAGTTTGTTTTAAATTAATTCTATTTGAAATGTAAATAGAACTATGGGGATCTCCATACGAAACATTAACTCTACTATCGCTAGCATAGTCTGAAACTGGATTATTCAGTCTACTTCTACCTAAAGTCATATATGCAGTTTGCAAGTCAATCACTGGAGACACATAGTAATCATTTATTGCTCTTTCCATTACAATATTAATAGAAACAGATTTATTTTTCGGCAAACTAGATAGTTGAGTTGATTCATTTATTTGTGAACATAACAACCTTGGTGTGGAAAGATAATTCGCCGCATTTAATTGGATGTTTTCAAAACCTTGATCTATAAATGACGTTTCATTTCCACCACAACTAGTTCCACTTACAGATCTTAATAATCCATATACGGAAGTTCCACCTCCTGGAGTAATAATATTAAATTGTGGAATAATACTACTATATTGATGATTTTGTGATATTTTTGCTTGAGATCCTCCAAGAGTTTTTTCAGTACTGAAACTTATTTGTGTATCACCAGAAGATCTATCATCTCTATCAAATTCTAAGTAATAAAAGTCTAAGTCAATAGCATTTTTTAATGTTGGATTCAATGAAGATAATGGTAAATCTAAATTTTTATTAATTTTTCTAAGAGAAACGTTTCCAATTTCATATTTTCTAGCAAAATCGCCAGAAGAATGACTTCTTACTGTAGTTCCATCAACACCCCTTGTTGTGATTGTAAGCGTATTGGACCCAGTATCCACACTACTATAATACATTATTTCACCATTAATTTTAATATAACCAGAAGATCCAGAAAGACCTTCAAACGTTGTGAAAGACGTTGCATTTGATACAAATAAAGTAGTATCGGTATTTGAAAATGCCGACGTTAAGTATACTACTGGGGAATCTGGTTCTACATCTTTGATACTAACTTTATTTCCATCACCGTGCATACCGTGATTTACCTGAGAAATTTTAAGAACATTTCCAGAGTAAATTGGATTAGTATTAGAAGAAGCTCCATTAATAGTAACTGTACCTGCAATAACATATGCAGTGTCACTATTGTTTCTATATAAGAGTTTAGAAGTATCGGTAAATTCTTCACCCTGAACATCAGTTAAGTATAATGTGTCAATTTGACCATTAGTTGAAGAGACGGATATTGTGGCATTTCTTCCTTTTCCAACATCTGAGGTTGTTATACCAACTATATCACCAACAGCATATCCAGTACCTTGGGTTGTTATCACTAACCCATCTAACATTCCATTAGTAAATGAAACATCTGCAATTGCACCTGTGCCAGATCCTGTTATTGGATATAAAGATGCAGAATATGTGCCATTTGGATATCCCAATCCAGGATTTATTATAGTTCCAGAATTTAAAGGACCTCCAACTTTTTCAATATATCCATATGGACCAGGATTATTAATATTTGGTCCTTCACTAACTTTTCTACCAACAGTTAAAATAGAATTAAATGCGCTAGTTGCAGTAATTTTAACTTTAAGCTTTCTTGGTAAAATTGTAATTGGATTTTCAACTAACTTCGAATCGCTGTATGGAAGAGATGGATTATAAAAAACAACCTGACCACTATTGACTGTAAATTTAGCTCTATAAAGTCTAAATTTAATATCTTGATATTGATTTGGTGACCATATTGTTCCATTTTGCGATTTAAATAGACTTCCACCCAAATATTGTCTCCCAATAACTATACTTTCTACATCTGGAAGATTTTTAGATTCTATGGTCTTACTTCCCATAGTTCCAGTCCAGACTTGATATTTGTCTGTTGTTGGGGAAAGTAGAACAATGGCATACTCAGTATCACCCTGAAGATAAATTGGTGATGGGAACGTAATCTTTGTTGGTAAAGATGCATCATCAGAAACATTAATATCATCAGATTCTAAAGAAACTCTAGAATAATCTTGAACAAGAAGATCTGTTGGAGTTCCTAAGTCTACAGTCCTTAGTTCAACCGTTATTTTTTCTACAGGATCTTTAGTTGCAAAATACAAGTCTATTGAAGTTAAGAAAAATCCATTTCCTGGATCTGTAGTAAATGTTTGCGCTAATGGATCATTTCTCTTACATTTTTTATCATCCTTAGAAGAATTTCCATCGTTCCTTGAGTTCTTATTATTATCCCCTCTATTTTTATCATTATTATTATTATTATTATTATTTTTATTATTGTTATTATTGTTATTATTATTGTTATTGCTACTTCTATTAGATGTATTGGTGTTATAAGAAACGTTATTTGCTGTATTTAAAGCAGTTAGAGGTATTTTATCATTTATTGATATTCCTAATCCACCTAAAGATTTTGGACTGTGTATTGTTACTGCGCTTTGCAAATCAAGATCTCTCTTATTCGCAACAAAGTCTCTAATTTTATTTCCTTGTTTTTGACTAATATTCCCATTTGATCCTATGTCGAGATCTTTTATTCCAGCAGCTTTAGCAAGATCTTTAATGTCTTTATTTTTCTTATTATTTCCATAATATAGACTTACTAATAATTGTTGATTATAATCTCCATAAACAGTTCCTTTACTATTTACATAGATTGTATTTGATTTAGTTGCTGGCGTGGTTTCTGGAGTAGCACCGGGGGTTGTTATAGTTTCTACTGTTTTTTGCGTTGTTGGGATATAAACATAATTTGTTTCAACAACTGGTGCAGAATATACCGGATCTGGTGGTGGCTGATATCGAACTTGTACAACATTAGTGAGTTGTGTTTGAATAATTCCAGTACTTAAAAATGTTCCAAATGCATTACTAGATAATGTAATATCACCTGGCAATGTTGTTGATCCTGAAGGTATAGAAGACAATCTAAATTGCTTTTGACCAGATTTGAATTTAACTTGTGGTTGTGGAATAGAATTTGGATCTTTAATGAAGAATGATCCTAAAAGATCTCCATTTTTATCCGAAATAAGTCTATTATTAGAAACTTTGGCAGTTGCCCCACTTGTTTTTCCAGTAAGAGTAACTTGATTTGTTACATATCCACCATACAATGTAGAAGATTCTTCTGTTAAAGATTCTAAATCAATATTTAATGTTGTTGATGACGAAGAATATGTTGAAGGAACTAAGGATGTTCTATCATAAGGACTATTAGTGTATATTTTTGTTGGTTGATCATATGGTCCAAATTTGTGATTAGAAACCGCAGTTCTAAAACTAATCACTTTATTGGATCCTATAAATCCTTCAACAAGTTCTCCGCTTGCAAAAGTTCCGGATATCATAGTTATTTCAAGTAGTTTTGGTATAATGTCAATAGAACTAACATCATCCAAGAATCCATAATGTTGAGTGAAGGATTTTAGGGAATCTGCATAAAATGCATAATTTCTAGATCTTAAATATGGATCTACTTCCGAGTTAAGAATAACACTTTCTACATATTCGGAAACATTTTCTGCTCCAGTAGATATAACTCTACCCTCTTCTGTATAAACATTTCTAACCCAGTTATCTGCTGAAGGGTTTATTTTTATTTTTCCAATATACTCTAGAACTGCAAATGGATTGACATTTTCTACATTAGATGCTAAAGGTTGTTCCAACCAACCTTCTTCAATATAATTAAGTGTAACTAAATCTCCAGTTTTTTTTGTATTTGGATCTAATAAAGGAATATTTTGGGAAAAATCTAAAACAGAAGAGTCTGTAGATGTTGGTGGGGCAATTTCTGCCTTTAATGACCAACTATCAATACAAGAGATCATTTCACTATTATTAGTATCTACATCAACTTTAACATCTGGATTTTTGAAGTCAATTAAAGATCTTGTTTTAAAATCATCAACAAAAAATCCAGATTTAAATCTTGTCAATCCATCAGAATCTTGTATTTGTAAAGATTTAGTATCTAATTCTAAGAGAGATAATGATGTTAATATCTCTAGATTTTTAATTCTATCTTCAAGTTTACCAACATCCCTCATAGTATATCTCTTATTATCAATTAGAGTCACCTTAGCATCTCTAACATCATATAGGTATGCTGGCAAATAAATACTTGCCAAATCCATAGCATCTTCCACATTAACTGGAATTTTTGGAGTATCTGACGGAGATCCTTTAATAACAGAAATTTCACCAAGACTGTTTAATACGACTCTATCTATTCTCGGTAGATAATAATCGTATCCTATTAAAGAACTTTCGCCAGATTTAATACTAAATGGTGAAACTCCAGTATCAAATACTCTTTCATTAAAATCAAATGGAGATCCTGATCCTGAGGTATACTTTACAACTCTTGGTCTAAAATCTAAAACATCTGATGATCTTTCACCATTTGGTAATATTGGAACGTCCTTAGAAAATCTCTGAACATCATATGAATTTGCTGTAGCAAAATCACCCTTGTTATTAGATAAGACATCAAAATAATTGAAAACTATTCCTAGGCGTTTTACTGGAGCACTAGAATTATCTTTTCTGACTATTCTAGAATAATCACAATATTGTCTCTTATGTCCTTTATCTAAAATATAGTTAGAAGTTCTATCTACATAATTTCCTTTTTCTAATAATTGAATTTCGGAAACAATACCGGAATCTTTAAAGGTAACTGTTTCTCCAATTTGGAAAACATTTTTATTTAAATAAACAAAACTAACTTTAGATGAAGAATCTCTAGTAACTAATTGAGCAACTGCACCGCTTGAAGATCCTACTATCTGTTCACCAATAATAGATTTGGTATTTAAGTTTAGACTTGCCACAATAGTTAAAGAATCTAAAGTTGGATCTCCCACATCAAGAGATTCGTGAATTGCAACAACGCTAGTTACGTCTGGGACATTTAAAGATATCTCTAAATCTTCTACTCTTGTTCCATACCAAAAACTACTTGTCAGACCTGTTATATTTGAATTTCCATCACCTAAAGAAGTTCTATTTACAATAATACGCTCACTTCTAACAAAAGTTTTGGAAACATTTTGTACGGAGAATTTTCTTACGGTTGCATTTAAAGTAATATCATTTTGGAGAGTATTTAAACCTCTTATGGTAATTTCTGTTCCATCAGAACTAATTTCAAATTGATCATAAGTTAAATCCTCTACAGATCCATCACTGTAGATTAGTGAATATCTATCCGAATCGAAATTTTCAAAAAATGCATTAGAAACACCAGAACTAGTTATATTGCAAATAAGTGTTCCCAATCCATCTGTTGTTAGACCTTTAATTTGGGCATTAATTACTAAATTTGCATCAGAAAGATTTACTGATGAGATATTTTTATCAAATAGTGGAGAATATAGTGGAGACTGTAGATCATCTTTTATATCAGAAAATCCAACACCAAATGTAACAGATGTTGTTACTCCTGGCAAAGAACCACTACATACATTAGAAACC